AGAGACTACTTCTTTTGCGAGCATCAGTACTTCTTCTTTAGTGAAGCTTCTGATACTTCTTTGATCGTCATCTGCCCAGAGCTGCATCTTGTACTCAAGCTCTTCAATGCTTAGTGCTTTATCGATCATCGTGTCTCTCCAATGTAATGCGCTAGAGTGGATTCACCTAGCTTACGAGCGCGTTCTTCAGTAGGCGCAAAGCCAAACTCAGCGATGACATTTCGGTCATCGAGCACTGTCCAGCACCATGAAGGTTCAGCGGACTCTTCACGCATAACAGTAAGTGCGTACGCGGGCTTTACATATCGACGTGCAACGTTGTCGATTGTGTGTAGCCATCTTGCTGCTTCGTAAACTGTCTTGCGTGGGTACAGCGATCGGTACTCCCAGATGACTCGTGCAAGTGTCTTGCGATCGAGCATGTGACTGTTCTGAGGGCCAGACTGCCAAGCATCTTTACGCATATATGGCCAGAGTTGACGCCAGTGCATTTGTGTTATCTCCTAAAGGTGAAGGACTCATCAGTGGCAGCATAACTGCCAGACCGGCGGGCGACCGGTTTCGTCCTACTCAGCGGCTTGTGTAAGCAAGTACCCAAGTGCTTCGAGTCGACCGTCGTGATGCGACCTCTTAGCATCGTTGCCACGGCCTGACCAAGTATCGTCGGCACCGAAGTGTGTAACGGCAGCAGCTATGAGGATAACAGCTTTAGTTTGGTCCTCACGTGATCCAAGAATCTTCAAGAACTGCCTGTAAGTATGCAAGCAGCCTTGCTGGTGTGCGAGTTGGTTGGATAGGTCTGACAGACGAAAGGCATCGATGGTGCCAGCAAGTTCGTCGTGCAACTTGCTCTTGAGGTGTTCGATGCGATCATTCGTCTCAGCGATTCTTCGTTCAACGTTCATCTGTGTTATCTCCTAAAGGTGAATGGACTCGTCAGTAGCAGCACCAACTGCCAGACAGGCTAGATTGTAGCCTGTTTCGTCCTGTGTGTCAACTACGAATTGCGAATGTCTTCGGATCGGTTGTGCCAGATCTTTTCGAGACGTCGGGCCTGAGCGACAACCTGTGCAGGTGTTGGGCAGCGGCCAGTGCTGCTTAGTGGTTCAGCGATGTAGTGATCGACTAGCTCTTCGTCAGTGAACGTGTTGGTGTGCATTGAATCGTATGCACCAACAATCTTATCGTTACGAACAGCTGCAATGCATTTCTTTACGCAATCAAGGTCCAAGAGGGTGGCTACGGTCATTTGTGTTATCTCCAAGTTAGGAACTGTGTTCGTGTCAATCGACGACAATAGAATTATCGACTAGATGATGCATCGTGTCTATAGGAACTAGATGTTTTGCGAAAAGTTTTTCGACCGTTATATTAGCACCTCTTTCATCGTTACGACCGTTATATTAGCACCTCTTTCATCGTTTCGGATGTCGTATTAGCGCATTAGATGCATTTTCAAATTCTTTTGAGAAAGTGTTCATTTCGTATTGACATCATTTTGATGCATGTTGCATCGCTTTAAAGACGACGCACAGCAATGCACTTTGTGAGTGCTGATCGATCAGTCTATCGACTTTGTGTGAAGAGTGCATTTTGGTGCGTCCATTTTAAGAACTTTGGCGCATCGTTAGACGCATTTTCAAATTCTTTTGAGAAAGTGTTCATTTCGTATTGACATCCATTTCGTGGCAGTTAGAGATCTTTAAAGACGACGCACAGGAATGCACTTTGTGAGAGTTGGTCGATCAATATATCGACTTTGTGTGAAGAGTGCATTTTGGTGCGTCCATTTTAAGAACTCCGATGCATCGTTAGACGCATTTTCAAATTCTTTTGAGAAAGTGTTCATTTCGTATTGACAGCATTTAAACGCATATTTGTGGCTTTAAAGACGACGCACAGCAATGCACTTTCACGCCGAGGTACGACTATTGTATCGTAGTGAAAATTCTCTTCGTTTTGATGCCATTTACGAAATGAGTCATATACGCCATCAAAATGCATCGAAAGAGCAACTTTTCACATATCGGAGAGAATTTGACGAAAATTCTTAGAGCGGGCATTTTTGTCATCAAACTATGTGCATTCAAATGCACTTTCACACCGCGGTACGACTATTGTATCGAACCACTTTTTGAGTGCATTTTGAAGCCTTTGCAAAACAGGCTAGCTACAGTGCACCAAAATGCACAATCGTGCGGTACGACTAGAATATCGATCAAGCGGCTTGAAAGCGTCTAAATGCATTCCTAGAACCTACAATCGGCTTCCAATTAGGCTGCCAAAGACCACATGCGTATTTTAAGAGACCTGGAAGCCATCAAAATGCATTTGGTACCTGGAGTCGATAAATAATATCGGTCGTGTTTTGAGAGCGTTAAAACGCATAACAAACTTTCATAAAATTTTTTCGCAAAACATCAAATACCTGTAGACACAACACATCATCTAGTCGATAATTCCATTGTCGTCGATCGACACGACTGATCGACCTGCACAGTTCTTAAACTCGGAGATAACCCTGATGAAAAAGCCGACTCTAACCCACTGCGTAACATTGAAGTTCAAGATCGCATTACTTGCAACATTCTTGGACACAATGGCTGACACGTTTGCTTACTCAACTTACAAGATGACTGTCGACGCGACTACGACAATCATCTCCGTTAAAATCACCTGTGATAGTAGCCTAGCTGAAATCTTGCTTGAAGAGTTGGAAGGCTTCAATTGCACCGTTACTTCCAAATGACCTGTTGACACACAGGACGAAACAGGTTAAATTTAACCTGTCTGGCAGTTGGTGCTGCCACTGACGAGTCCTTCACCTTTAGGAGATAACACAAATGCACTTTGACTTTAGGATAGGCCCAATCGCTAACATTGATGCAGCGAAAGTTCATGCTCAGAAGTTTAAAGATGACGATCGTCTTCAAGAACTCGAAGTCACAGATCGGTTTATTCTGTGTTCTTGCACGGACGACACGATGAATGAACTTGTCGATGAATTGCTTCGGGATCGCAAAGTTGGTTTAGGTTCTGTTACTGTACAAGATGCTTAATCGCCTATTGACACACAGGACGAAACAGAGTATAACTACTCTGTCTGGCAGTTGGTGCTGCCACTGATGAGTCCGTTTTTTCCACTGTTCCTTTTAGGAGTACACTGTTATGTCGACCGCGATTGCACCAAAGAAACCCGTCCCACCACCTTCCGCTGTAGGTGCACCTTCCGCTGGCAAGTCCGACAAGCCTGCCAAAGTCAAGAAGATCGACTTCCCTGGCTTGTATGATTCGTCTGGCAATTACGAAAAGCTGACCGCACTGCCCGTTGGCTTCGATGCCAAGGCGCACAAGCCGCTTCGCAAGAAAGACTTCAAAGAAGAACCTCTGTTCCTCGAGTACCAAGCCACCTTGCTTGATGCCAAGGCCGCAAGTCTTCGATCGCAAGCTGAAAAGCTCCGCACCGTTGGCTCGACCGCTTCGTCTGCCAAGGCCAAGACCCTTGTCAAGATGCAAGCACGTATGGCCGAACTCATGGCTGCTCTCAAAGCCGAGGGCATGGATGTCGACGCACTGCTTGCCAGCAAGTAGTAGGACGAAACCGCTACACGCCCATAGCGGTCTGACAGTCGAAGCTGTCACTGACGAGTCCCGGGTATAATCACTGGTGTTTCATTCACTAGCACAACCCACAGGAGCATTAGCATGAGCCATCCGGTTCAAACAACTTTCAATGATGTTGACGTTGCCAACCTCGACACCGCATCGATCTTCGCCGCTGGCGGGTTCGTTCGTTTCGACAGTGACACGCAAGTCACCGTCATTTGCACCTCTGACTCGGAAGAAACGATTCGTAAAGTTATCCTCAACACAGAGGACTAAGCACTTAGGAGATTAGGGATGACCCCTACCGAATATCACGACGAAGAACGCCGCCTCCTCGCACTCATACGGGCACTAGAAGCTGACATAGCTAACCCCGTAACTCTTCAAGAGCGTATCGCTCGCGACGAGGCGGCCATCTTGGCGCTGCAACACGGCATCGCCGCTGCTAAAGAGCGCCAAGCACAGTTGCCTGAGATCTTAGAGTCTACTCGGGCACGTCTTAAAGATCACCGTGCTAAGAAGCCTAGCACGAGCGCTAAGATCGAACGTTTACTCAAGCTCAAGGAGATGATGAATGAGCTGCTTGCAGAGATCGATACGAATAGCTGAGATCTTCTCTGATCTCGTACGCGGTGACAGGCCCAGGCCTGCGATCCGTGTCTCCTTTGAGGTTGGCACGCATCACATCGGGGCAACTTGGATTGAGCTTCAGGTGCCCTTAGCCATCAAGTACGGCCAGTTATACGACCACAAGATTGCAGAGTTGGTAGAAGCGTTTTACCAACTGCCGTTTCATACCTTAGGTTTCCCGGAGTTTACACATGGCACTTCCGAAATGGGCTGAGGCTCAACTTGACACGCAAGAGAAAGAGATCGAGCGACTAAAGCTTAGGGTCAAAAGCCTCACGGCTGACCTCAAGCAACGCGACGACATCATTGATGAACTGCACGCCGAAGTATCCGAGCTGAAGCGCAGTGAGTCTACGCTGAAGCAAGAAATCGCGGTCATCTCACAATGAATGTGTTCGTACCCTTCACGACGTTTGATCGTTGTGCTGCCTTCCTTGACAACTCGCGGCTTAACAAGCAGCTTGCGGAAGGCGCGCAGATCATGCGTCAGATAGACGTCTGGCCGCACGGGGCTTGGTCGCATCATCCTGCAATCATGTCTTGGGTTGGTCACCTTGATGCGCTCTTCGCGTACTTGCACGCAGTTGAGCTCGAGCGCCACGTACGCGGGTTTCGTACCCATCGTGAGTGGCTCAACATCCTCGACAAGTTCGTCGAGTTTGAAGTTGGTATGCCTTTCGACTATCCTTGGTGGTGGGGTGATGAAGCTGTTCATCGCTCGCACTATGACAACCTATTACTCAAGTTCGCGGGTAGCCCGCATGGAGATTACGTATGGCCTGTAAGTATTTCGAAGTAAGAGACTGTGGCACTAACATCCCTGTCGTCGCAGTGGAACTAGAGTGCCACCCAATTGCAGCACGCGCTGGGTTTCGCCCAGGTGTTAACAAGCACGTGTTGGTGACGGCGCTGTCTTCGCTCAAGACCTATCATTGTGGTAGCTTTATCGAAGGCCGCACGATGCGCGTCGCCTGCGATCACATAGCTGCAAACTTCAGAGATCTGCAGTGCGGGTCTGTCGTCGATGTTGAGTTCATTCTTGGTGAGACGAAAGAACCAAAGGTGGCAGAATGCGTCCAACGATGAAAGCATATAAGCCCGGTGAACCAGCTAACTTTGCTCACGTGAAGCTCGATGGTCATTACCTTGAGGTTCATCAAGCTGTGAGTGGCCTTGTCACGTGCACTACGCGTCACGGTACTAAGCTTGATCTCAGGTGGGTGCCTACTCTTAAGGAAGCATGGCACATGCCTGGAGAAACTACAGTGCTAGGCGAGTTATGGTACCCAGGGCAACCGGCTTCTTACATCAAGACAGCGATAAAGAATCGGATTACTGGCTTAAGGTTCTCTTGCTTCGCTGTTAGCACGTGTGCGACATTTGTCGAGTACAATGATTGGTGTCTTGCGTATGGCTTCGATGCAGTCGGGTTTTACATGCGCGAGTACTTGCCTTTAAGATACTGTCTTGGTCGTCTTGACGTGAATAACTTGCCGGCCACTGAACACGAAGGTTTCGTCATGAAGGACGAGCTCTGGGTTAACTGGCGTAAGCACAAGCCCTTCAAGACGATCGATCTTATCGTCGATGAAGTGACTGAAGGACGCGGGCAATTCGTAGGCTTGGTTGGGTCGCTTGTATGCAAGACAACTGAAGGCCATGTGATAGCGAACGTCTCTGGGTTCACCTATGACGAACGGGTAGAACTAAGTGAAGCTGATGTTGGCCGCGTCGTTGAGGTGAAGTATCAATATGTCGGTGCGCAAGGTCGCTTGCGTCACCCGACGTTTGTTCGCTTCAGGGACGACAAGCTGCCAGGCGAGTGTACTCTTGATCAAGATGAGGATTTGCGATGCAAGTACAGCTCCAAGTAAAGACTGCTGAACGGTGGGAGCCTTTCTGCAATCGCACCTTTCCTAACATGGATGATGCATGCGAGTGGTTCAGAAGTATTAAGTCACATTTCAAGACGAGGATGGTGCCTCGTCACTCCAGCCGCTGGGTTAGTGGCATCACAATTGAAGAAAGGACCTGGGAAATTGTCAGGAAAAGCAAAAGACCCCGAAAAGATTAGGCACGACTTCTGGCACAGGAATCGATGGTGTGCGCCGAAGTTCTTTGTGTGGGAAGATGGTTACACTCATTATTCATATGTGAGTGGTTATCACCCATCACGCATCGGCCAGATGGTGTGGCAGGCTCTCGAACGACTCTGGGGCGACCCTGAGACGAAGGTGAAGACTGACTCGTATCTTAAGTACATGAAGGATAAGATGCCAGCCGATGAACTCGAGCTCGTCGCATCGAATCTTATCAGCCTTCATGCTGCGAACGAAGTTGTCGGTGACTGCACGTTCGAGAATATTCTCATAAGCGATGGCCGCGTGTACATAATTGACCCTGGTCATCCACGCGGACTTAAGTGTCGAGAACTCGATCTTGCTAAGATCCTGCAGTCGATGCGAGGCTGGGAGAACGTCAAGCGACCCAAGGTCTTTGCACCGAGGGAACCCGATCACCTGGGTATGTACACCCGGGAGACTGTTGCACTTTACATTACTCACTTATACAGGTTACTTAAGCATGAGCACCCAAAGCAATGCCACGAATGGGCAAGATCCGAAATACAACTCGCGAAAGAAAACTTACTTCATCGACGTGGATGGGACCCTGTTGATCAAGCGAGAGACTGGCGGCCAGCACTGGCAGGACCTCGTTAATGCAGTCCCAGGCATGCTTGCGTGGGTCAACAGCCTTGAGAAAGATGGCCACGTGATCGTGTTGACGACTGCAAGGAAGGAGAGCCACCGCGCTGAGACTGAACGAACACTTAAGCTCAATGGCTTCTGCTGGGACCACTTGATCATGGGCTTAACGAACGGCGAGCGTGTCGTCGTCAACGATGGCCCGTGCGCTTCAATTCAAGTTAAGACGAATGGCGGGTTAACCGGCGCCGCTGTCGTCGTTAACGATGGCCCGTGCTCTGTGGTTGAACTTAGGAAGAATCGAGGATTGCAATGATAGGAGTTGTTCTTGCTGCGGGTGAAGCGACGCGTATGCCTAACAAGCTTATGCTTCACACACCTAACCGCACGCCTCTCATACTTGAAGCAATTCATTATACGATGAGGCACAGTGATTACGTAATTGTCGTTACGCGTAAGGATACGGTGGTCGAAACGTATTTGAAACAGCTTCGTTACAAGCTAGATATACGCTTCCAAACGCATCCAAGCGGAGTAGTCGATGCTATATCGATTGCGGAATCGAGCGACATTCTAGTGACGTTCGGGGATTGCTACGGGTATGAATGGCTGCCTGAGGTCAAGCCAAACTCAGCGACCGTAAAGAACGGGAGCTTGGATCAAATGGACGGGTTTGGAGGACGTAAGTGGGTTGCACGCAATCGTCCTCGCAAGCAATCGTTCATAGGCGCGTTTCGTTGTGATCACTGGTACCCAAGCACCAATGATCTGATGTTCGAGTTCAATGATCACGGCATTGAACCGCAAGTTGTTAACACATTCATTCAAGACTGCGGTACACCGGGAGGATATGAGAGATTATGGCAACGATAGTGGTAAGTAAGTATGGGATGAAGTTCTATTCGCGTGACTGCACAAAGAATGCGATTGGTGAGCAGGGCGAGACAGAAGGCGTGCTACGTCATCTAGTCAGTGCCGGCTACCGCGTGCTGTACTTTGGCAAGCATGAGGGCGAGATCCCAGGTGTCACGTTCCTTGAGCCGCATCTGACTGATCTCGACGACATGAGTACCGCTGCTCATCAAGAATACTTGTGGTCGCTTGACACTCAGATGGTCGGTGATTACAAGCCTGACATCGCATTGCAGATCAATGGCATGGCGCCCACGTTCTCATGGATTGACAATCCACGCGGCGCAAGGCTGCAAAGCTTTGCTGTTCGCATGTGCGCGCCTTGGCTTAACATTCTGCAGTCGCTTAAGCTCAAGCGCATATGCATCAACAATGACCCGCGGTCTTATCCGCGAGATCAAGAGATGTCGTATGGGTGGGATTATGTTCGCCCAAGCGCCTTGCTTGATCAATGCGCTGTGACTAAGCCTATGACAGTTGGCGGCAAGGAGTACTTGCGCGTCAGTATTTATGCCAAGGCTGAATCGTTCGGCTGGCTGCCTCCTCGCAAGAACACGAAGGAACGCGATGTAGTGATCGTCGCGCACAGTCACTTCGATGATGGACTCGGGTCTAAGGCTACTTGGCCTGACCTTGAGAAGCTGCTTGAAGAGACAGATTGCGTGGTGTACGGCAAGGGTTGGGACGGCACTCCCTGGCAACAGCGCTGGCCAGAAAAGTTCTTAGGCCCAGTGAAGCCGCTTGAGGTTCTTGACATCGTCAACACTGCAAAGGCTTCATACGTCTGTGACCACACACCTGGCTTCAGGACTGGCAAGCCATATGTCTTGACCTCGCAGGGCTGTGTGCCGTGTTGGAGCTACAGTGAGGTGATGGATGCGATTAAGCACTACGCTTATTGGATCGAGTACGCTAAGCTTCACTTTCAACCTAACTTCCATGTACTCGATCGTGTGATTGAAGACCCTAACTTTGATGGAGGTGGCTATGAGCCGCGGTAAGATCATTAAGTTGAAGAAAGGTCAACTCGCCTTCATCGGCGGGATGGCTGTTCACGTTCGAGACGGTAAGGCGGAGATGTATGTGTACGGTGATGGAGAGATCATCGTTCCTACGATCACGCGAGAACTCGGACCGTTTGACACTGTTGAGTCTATTGATAGAGTTTGGAGAGAGGCACATGGAAATCCAGTGGACGAAAAAGATATGCAAGGAACTTGAGGCGTGCGGCGCGATGATCTTTCCCATTGTGGCGAGTAGGATGCAACCTCCGGGCTGGCCAGATAGGATCGTGGTTCATAAGAACTGGCACGGGTTCATTGAGTTCAAAGGAGAGCACACTGCGGTGAGACCTGTTCAAGCCGTGGTGATGAAGAATCTCCGCAAACGAGGTAAGCTCGTGTACATCGCTCGTGAACCCGGACTTCTCATAGACCCATATGATTCGCGCGTTGTTGGTGAGTTCGATTCGGGATCTGCCATGCTTATGCTGCTTGCTGGAGATAACTGTCCAACTGACTGCATTATTCCTGGAGATTTTACAAACTGATTTTACAAAATGCATTTCTTATTGTATCAATTTGATATAGATAGATAGAGATTACTTGGCTCATAAGTGAAATTATCAATAAAAATACGATATATAAGACTCACAAAAATTTGGACAGTGGCTAGACCGACTGGCAGGTGCAGTCAGTTGGACAGTTATCTCCAGTAGTGTTTTGGTGATCTGGCATGGCATTTCATCCTTATACATCGTGTTTTAGGTTCATTCGTTAAGATAAGTGTCCAATAGGCTTGCACTTAGTTGGACAGTTATGTTGGGAGACGATGATGGAACGGCGTTACAGACGACAAGAAGCTAGAGTTGCAGCGCTACCAAGTGATAGGCGTTGCCCATGTTGTGAAAAGACCATTCTTAAAAGTAGAAGTTGGGTGATAAAAGATGGATGGATCTCATGCAGACGATGCTACTACAAAAGCTTTCGAATATGCGATGCAGAACGAGAAGAGGATACGGAGCATGCTCCTTAAGAGTGCGAGAGGCGATCGTCAACTGGCAGACGAAATGTTTAGTGACGTCGCACTTGAGAGGTTGCCCAGGCTCTTTGAACTTTATGATGCAAGTAGGCCCATCGATAACTACATGCTTCATAACATACGCTGGTATGCGTTTAAGTATATGAACAAGAGGCGGCACTATGCCGAGCTTGAGCATACTGGCATAAGAGACAAGCACGGGTTCACTGATGCACTCGACTCGCTCAATGAACTCGATCGCTACTTAATCGAAGCTCATGTGCTGTATGGCATGACCTTTACTGAAATCTCAAAGGATCTTAACTGGCCCGTGCACTTAGTGAGCAAGGCTGTTAAGATCGCGAAAGATCGCGTGGCAGAGTGCTACGATGAGAACCGTGATTGGGTGTTCGTTAAACGCGTTATAAGGATCCTATGCAATGCAGTGGAATGATGACGATGGTGAATGGGTTGAGGATGACTTCTTGGACATGCTCTTCATGTGGGGTGTGGCGATCATGATCATAGTGCTTACGCTGACGGCTGGTTACTTATGGTAGAAGAATTCGTTATCGTTGCAGTTAAGGGCAATGAGTCTAAGCTTCTTCGCAAAGGAGACGTGATGACCATTGCCAAGGCCGCAAGCCGTGAAGCGTATAAGAAGCCGGGTCCTGAGTGGACTGTTCTTGTGTTGTCATACAATCTTTACTTGGAGACGAAGCATGCCAGTGGACCCACTGCCGGCGGGCAAGGGCGGTAAGCCTCCTTACGATCACGAGCGTAGATGCCAAGCTACTCGGCGCTGCGGCCTTCGTTGTGAACGATGGGCGCTTCGGGGTAGTAACTATTGTCAGTTTCATGGTGGACGACGTAAAGGCAAAGGCAAGTACTGGACTCAAGCTGTGGCGCGTTTTTATAAGAGAGCATTGACTGAGTCTCTTCAAGCTATTGTCTCTGAGCACTTAGAGATGAAGCCTGATGATCAGTTGAGTCTCTTTGAAGAACTCGCGCTTGTCCGTGAGACGGCTGCTGGACATGTGAGAGTGTACTCAGCAGCCGTTGAGAGCGGCAAGCAAGAAACCATTATGGCTGCTGGCGAGCTGATGGCACTATCGATGCAACGCGTTGCAGAGATGTGCAAAGCTGCCGCTGCTGTAGCGAACACGCAGAAAGATAAGTTCAGTGCTCACGACCTTAATTACATCATCGAGCAGATCATAAGAATCAGCTACGATTGCTTTAAGGACGATGAGCGCGTTAATGCGTTTGCGTTGAAGATCCGCAATGAACTTCAGCTCCGTGAAAAAGATCGGGGTACATCCATCACCCCAGATCAAGAAGTAGTTCAGATGGATAAGCTTACTTTAGGAGATGTCGAATGAAAACGATCATTGCTTCTTTGTTCCTAGCCTTGTGCTGCACCTTCGTTCAAGCGTCGGACGGCGCCTGCGCCAATGGAGTGTGCACCAAGGCGAAGAACACCGTCTCTGCTGCGTCGCGTCAAGTCGTTAAGACCGCGACCCGCCCTGTTCGTCGCTTGATCCGAGGTCGCTAATGTTTGACTGGGTTTACTTGTGCTGCAATCGATGGATGCTCGATCTCTTTCTCGAGACCTTGCCTCCCATCGATAGCCTACGACAAGTGGTCGTCGTCGCGAATGCCGACATCGGCGAAGTGACAGATCCGCGTTGCAGAGTCGTGCGGTACGATGGCCCAACTCATCCATATAGCCTTTACGTCAAGCTTGATCTTTGTCGTTTCACAGACATCGACTTCTTATACACGGACGACGATGTCATATGCCTGCGCGACCCAGCCTACCTCGGTACAGCATGGTGCACAGGCTCTCATCTCGATCGCTTAGGCACATCGGCCCGCGACTTCGGCCTTTGCCAGATGATAAGCGATGCCTGTGGATACGACTTTACACCAGTAGATGTTGGCTGCGATGCTGGCATCTACTTTATGAAGCATGAACTTAAAGACGAGTTTAATCGATGCGTTCACAAGTTCTTTGAGCACAAGCTCTTTAACCTCGTGTACGAGCAACCACGCGGCAACTGGTACCGCACTATCGATCAACGCATCATGAGCGGATTCTTCAACGCACACGAGTACAAGTTCATTAAGTCGACACAAGACATCAAAGTCATCTACTCGATGCAGAGCACAATCATTAAGAAGCGTGCGCCTACTTTCTATCACTATGGCTGCTCTTCTCACAAGCGCGAAGCGTGGCAACTCTTAAGAGATTACTATGTGGAGTCAACTCAAGCATCATAGCGTTCAGTCAGAGCTGTGGCGCACGAAGAAAAGATTCGCTCTCGTTGCAGCTGGACGCGGAAGCGGTAAGACAGAGCTTGCTCGTCGGCGCATCGTAAGGTACTTGCCTATCGTAAAGCCGTGGTCTGACCCGATGTACTTTTATGCACTGCCTACTTACAATCAAGCTAAGCGCGTTGCATGGGAAGAGATTAAGAAGCTTGTGCCTAAGCATTGGCTTGCTGGCGAACCTAAAGATGGTGAGATGTTGATACGCACCATCTTTGGCAGCAGTCTGTATGTCGTAGGCCTTGATAAGCCTCAGCGTATCGAAGGAAACCAATGGGACGGCGGCATCATTGACGAGTTCAGCGATCAACGCCCAGGTGTGTTCGATAAGTCAGTTCGTCCAGCGCTATCTCATAAGACCGGCTGGTGCTGGATGATCGGCGTGCCTAAGCGCTTCGGCATTGGCGCCGTTGAGTTTAAAGATAAGTTCTACAAGTACTTAGATCCTCAAGCTGATCCTGACTTCGGTTCTTACACGTGGTCGAGCGAAGACATCTTAGATCCACGTGAACTTGAGAGTGCACGTCGTAACTTGTCGACTGAGGACTATGATGAACAGTATCGCGCTTCATGGGTGAGTATACGCGGTGCTGTGTTTCACGCGTTCAACGAAATCTTCAACGTTGTTGTAGATGCTACCTATCATAACAACTTGCCCATCATCATTGGCCAAGACTTTAACGTCGACCCGATGTCGTGGGTCATGTGCCACGCTGCTTCAAACGGCCTCATCTGCTTTGATGAACTGCGTCTTAACAACACTAACACTCAAGCATCGCTAGACGAACTTTACTCGCGGTACGGCCAGCATAAGGCTGGCTTCATATTTATCGGTGATGCAAGCGGCCGCGCACGTAAGACAAGTGCCACATCCACAGACTACGTTATCATAAAGAACGACGACCGCTTCTTGAATAAGACCATGTCGTATACGAAAGCGAACCCAGCGGTTGAAGATAGGAACGCGTCAGTTAACGCTCTCTTGTGTAACGCTAACTCTGAGCGTAGGCTCTTTATAAATCCTCGATGTAAATGGCTCATCAGAGACTTGACGTCGTTATCGTACAAGCCCAACACGCGTGAGATCCAGTTAGGTCCTGGCTTAGGCCACATGAGCGATGCACTTGGGTATATTGTGTACAGGCTATTTCCTCTACGCACAGAGCATAAAATCACTTCTTCGTTGGTGACACGTGGTTAAGCAGCTTTCTTCTAACATCATAGTCAATGAGACCGACAGCGTGCTGTCACAAGCACCCGGGTCTCTTAAGTACGACAAAGTTAGACGAATGCGCAAAGACCCAACGATCGCTCTCGCGCGATTGATGGTGAGGTCACCTATCATTGCGTCATCCTGGACTGTCGAGCGAGATGATGCTTCGTTGCAGCCTATTGCAGATACCATCAGTTCACAACTCATTCCTCTTCGCTTTCGATTCTTAGAGGCTGCGTCTCAAGGACTCATTGACTTTGGCTGGCAAGCGTTTGAAAAAGTCTGGACAGTCAAAGATGGCGTCTTCGTCATTAAGAAGCTCAAGCCACTGATGCAAGACATCACTGAGGTGCGCGTCGACATTAACACGGGCGAACTTATCGGCCTCTTTAACGGCACTGATGAAGACCGTGTCGAGCTTGATCTCTTTGACACTTTGCTGCTGAATATTAACACAGAGTGTGATTACTTGTATGGTGCTTCATACATGGCTAACGCAGAGAAGGCCTACGACTCGAGCATTAACATCATGCGGAGCGCTGACATCTATGATAAGAAAGTAGCCGGTGCGCACTGGGTCATACGATTCCCTGACGGCGGTTCAAGTTTATACGATGGAGTTGAGACGAACAACGAGGTGATCGCCCGTCGTCTTCTTGAGGCATTAGAGAGCAGTGGCTCATTCGCTATTCCTCATAAGATACTTGACACCATCGAGCAGCTGTCAGGTACCTCACCGCAAGCGTGGCAGATTGAACTCATCGAATCTTCAGGGAGCGGTGCTAACTTTGAAGAGCGACTGCTTAGATGTGATCGTGAAAAGGTTAGAGCCTTCGGCGTCCCTGAGCGCTCAATACTTGAAGGACAATTCGGCACGAAGGCCGAAGCTGATTCACATGCTGACTTCGCGCTCTTAGGCATTGACTTGCTTAATCAAAGCATCGTTGAGCAACTCAACATTCAACTTGTGAATCAGATCTTGCGCATTAACTATGGCGATGACATGCAGAATCGAGTCTACTTAAAGGCACAGCCTCTTAGTGACACCTCCATAAGTTATCTTCGCCAACTCTACACTCAGATTCTTTCAAGCCCTGATGGCTTCATCACTGAGCTTGCTCAACTCGATGTAGACGCGATAAGAGACCGCCTGCAGATCCCATATGTAGAGGTGAACAATGGCACTTGATCGTAAGACACTTGAATTGACATTCGGCCGCGACAACATTTCAAAGTGGGCTGACCTTGACAATCATGGTGACGACGCCGACATCGAGCTCCGCATCGACCATGCACTATCGTGGGCTGCGTCTCATTTCGATTCGATGCTTAAAGGCATGCCAACTCCTCCAAGCTCAATCGTCGTTGATGACGTGAAGCTAAGACTTGCAGGCATATGGCTGTACGAATCACGAGGCATCACAGAGCAAGACGCTACGCGCAGTCCTATTGCTCATCATCGCAAATACTGCTATGACTGGATTGATGGATACATCAAGTCAGTTATTCGTTTCACACTCCCTAATGGACCCAGTGTTATATGAGCGCCGATCGTCTTTATTGGTATCGTCTTAAAATAAACCGCATCATTGATGCTGACACTTTCGAGGTCACCATCGATAAAGGCCATAAGGACTACGCTGACCGCCGCGTTCGTCTTTATGGTGTTGATGCATATGAGAAGAATACGCTTCAAGGACAAAGCGCCATTTTAATGCTGAAGGGTATCTTCATCCCGGATAAGTGGTACTTTGCTCGATCGCATATGGATAAGACTGATTCGTTCGGTCGTTATCTTTATGAGATCTTTCTTGACGACGACTGCCAGCAGTCGCTTGGCGCCTATCTGTTACATGAAGGCCTAGCTGTCCCGATGGTGCGCTAATGGTGAATCTTACTGCTCTTCAAACGCGCGAGCTAATACGCATCGAGAACGCGACAGCTTCAGAGATAAGGCAAGTGCTTGCCACCTTTAAGCTTAATGCGATACGAAGAGCAATGAGAGGTGACACTAGCATCATCACTCAAAAAGAGATCGATAGGCTCGTCAGAATACTAGCTGCGGGCATGGCTGCTGCCTCGTCTTTTGGGCAACGTAGAGCGCGTTTAAACGCTCGCTCCATTAAGGCTAGTATTGTCGATCAGTACTACGATGACATGTCGTATATGCCACAATCATTGCAACTAGTGACCGACTATACGACTGCAATCAATGCCGAGTTAAACGTGTTCACTCGCGACTTGATCCGAGAGAACCTACCTGTGGCAGCGATGAAGCGCAAGCTCGCTGACAAGTTTGCAGCATTGGGCATTAGCCCAACGAATGCATATCAGCTAGAGAACATCGCTCGCACTCAGGCACAGATCACCTATAACGCAGCGAAGTACAAAGAAGAACAAGAAGAGTACATTCAAGAAATCTTATGGGGCTATAAGTACGTCACCACAGGAGACGAACGCGTCAGGCCAGAGCACGCTGTTCTTGAAGGCGTAACTCTCCCTAAAGATGACCCATTCTGGAAGCGGTATTATCCACCGAACGGATGGTCGTGCAGGTGTCAAGTGATACCTGTGTTTGAGAAGACGAAGGTTAAGAAGCCGCCTAAAGACGTCGCACCACCCGATCCTAAGTTCGCAACAACACCTGATCGCATATGATAACCGAAGCACTTTATTTGACACTCTCGTCTAGCGGTGACGCTTCAGGAAATGGACTAACTTGGGAGAAAGAACTCATCTATATCGGTGAGTTCGTCAAGGGCGATGTTAAGTTCAATGTGACTGAAAAGCTCATAGACCACTGGGTTAAAGAGTTCAGTGCGATGTCACAGCACGGCTTCAAAGTCAAGCTGCCAGTTGAACACACGTTCGACCCTGAGCAAAATAGAGGCCACATCGTTTCGTTATCTAAGAAACTTGATTCTAAGGGACGCATAGCTCTCTTTGGCGCGATCGAGTTCTTGGATGCTGAAGCCGCAAAGCTCGCGCACTCAACAGACGTAAGCATATATTCACCGCCTACTTATACGATGGGCAATGGGTATACTGCCAATAGACCCATAACGCATGTTGCGTTAACTGATTATCCTGTCGTACCTGGCCTTGATCCGTTTGAGACCCTGGCCGCTTCACTTAAAGAGGTGATGAAGATGTCAATGAAGGATCTTGCCGATAAGCTCGGTCTTACGGTCCCGGCCGAAGTTACGGACGAGGCTGCGATCGCTGAGCTGATCATGGCTGAGATGCAAAAGCTTAAGGACGCAGTTGCCGCTGCTAGCGGCGGTGCATCCCAAGGCGACCAACAAAAGACCTCCGCTCTCGAAGCATCGATGACGTCGATGATGAAAGAGCTTCGAGCGTCGAAGATCGATGGTCTTGTTTCAGCATGCAAGCTTACGCCTGCAGAAGCTGCGTCTTGGAAGAAGACGTACGTTCAAGCTGAAACGATCAGTCTTAGCAACGTCGATGGATTCGATGCTGCATTTAGCTTGGCTCAACAGCGTCAAGCTTTCACCGCACCTGGCGAGAAGACGTCGCCACAAGCGAAGTTTGATCCCAACAACAATCCTCTGATGGCAGACGCTAAGCGTCGGACTGGAGCGTAAACCTTGCCAAACACTAGCGAAAAAATGCATGTTGGCGATCTTGTGAAAACTGAATTTCACGAGTCGTACAACTTTGAAGCACTCGTGTTGGCTGCGGCCACCACAGTGCCAGTGAACTCCGATCTTCTTGGGTACCCAGTTGTGGTGTCTGGCACGACCGCCACCATCCAAACTGCGGCTCAAGTGACTGCGTTCACTGCCACGTCGTCGTGCAACGTTGTTGCTGACGACACTCATGCTGTCGCTGCGTTCTCTGCAACGCCATCGACTGCGAAGTATCGTGTTCTTCGACGCGGTCCTGCGATCGTACATCGTCAAGGTCTTAAGACGGCTGACCCAGCAGCGGCCAACTATGATATGACCAAGTTCATTGCTGCTCTTCTCGTCGCCGGCATCGTTGTGGTTAACGAGACCGGTCTGACCAACACCATCTAGGAGGTGATACTTTGTTAGACATCTTCACAACAGATGCCTTTAACGTGATTTCGTTGACGTCGTCAATGGAAGTGCTGCCTGTTAACCCGACGAGGCTGAGTCAACTGCGTCTCTTCTCTGAAGAAGGCGTCAGCACGACGACAGTTGGAATCGAGTTCAAGAACGGCTCTCTTTCATTGATCCCGTCGCAGCCTCGAGGAACGATGCCTGAGTATGGCAAGAGTGATAAGCGAATCTTGCGTTCGTTTAGCATTCCTCACTTGCCAAAGAACGACACGGTAAAAGCTGAGGAGGTGCAAAACCTTCGAGCGTTTGGAAGCAATGATGCTGCGGAGTCGGTCGCGTCGGTCATCAACAACAAGTTGCAGGCCCTCAAGCAAGACCACGAGTTCACTGCCGAATGGCATCGAGCTGGTGCTCTTCGAGGCGTGCTCTTGGATGCTGATGGATCGAGCGTCATCTACAACATCTTCAACGAGTTTGGCATCAGCGAAACGAATGTGAACTTTCCGATGGCAACGGCTGGCGCTGTAGCAACTGCTGCTCGCACCGTCGTTCGCAACATGGAAGCAGCATTGGGTTCGCTAGTGTACAGCTCGATTCGTGCGGTCTGCAGCTCGACGTTCTTTGACTTGTTCATCAATAGCACTGACGTTAAGGCAGCTTACGACAAGTGGCAAGATGGACAGTTCTTCAGGGACGATCAGCGACGCGGGTTCTTTTACCAAGGGATTTATTGGGAGGAGTACTCAGCTGCAATCGGCGCGACCCCGTTCGTCCCTGCGAACACGTGTCGTTTCGTTGCAGAGGGCGTGCCAGGCCTGTTCAAGAGATACAATGCTCCAGCCGACTTCGTCGAGACTGTGAACACTCTTGGCAAGCCTTACTACGCAAAGCAAGAGCCGATGCGCTTTGGTAAAGGCGTTGAGTTGCATACACAAAGCAACCCTTTGCACATCTGCTTGCGCCCACAAACCCTCATCAAGGGGACTGCAACCTAATCGTGATTGAGACGAATGTCACAATCTCTTTGGATAAGCTTAAGCTGTGGCGGAAGTCAATTCGGTCACAGCTTAAGCATTCCGAAGCCGGCCCATTGACGAACACATTTAAGCAATGGGCTGTAAGATACCGAGCATTCGCTCAAGATAGGTTCGATAGGGCTAGCAAAGGCGATGGCACGTGGCCACCGCTATCTCAAGCAACAGTCGCTCGTCGTCGCAAAGGATCATCAACGATCCTTCGAGACACTGGCACTCTCTTCGCTGCTCTCGCGCCAACGTGGACTGCACCGCCTGGCAGCATCAATGAATTCATCGATGGCGGTGTACGCGTAGGCTTTGGTGGATCAGCTTCGCACCCTGAAGGCTTTGCGACGATAGCACAGATCGCAAGCTATCATCAAGTAGGTGGTGGCAAGTTGCCTAAACGCGAGATCATTGTTCAACCTACGAGTGCGCTTCTTGACGCATTTGTGTCAGACTTAGATAGGGCCTTGAAAAATGCTGAATGACATCTACGACTTCATATTTGACGTTCTTAGAAAGAATGCGCCGGACAGCATTCGTCAAGGTAACATCAGGTCAATGACAGATGAGGACTTCTCTTTAAAGAGAGGAGTATCTAACGCGGACTTCCCAGAGATACAGATGGGACTCGTTCAAGTATTGGGACCATTAACTTCAACGTCTTCCCACGCCAAATATGATCTCATATACGACATCAGTATAGCGTCGGGTAGCATGTCCCAAACTACCATAAACGAATTGATGTGGTGGCTAATGACCCGAGTACAGTGGCTTAATGTGAATCGCGGTATATTCGACTATAAGAGTTCGAGACCTATCGTTTCGGTAACGTTTACTGATTCATCGATAGGCCTAAAAGTCGAAGAGTCCGGTCGTAACGTCACTGGCTTCTCTTCTATCGCTAAGATAAGGGTCCAAGTCCATGTTCAGAATTCTCTGTTTATTCCTAGCTCTTGTGACAACGTGTAGTTTCACGTACGCCCAAGATAAGCCACAACCGCAAGTCGTTGCACAAGAAGAACCAACGCCTCAATCGCTGTCGTCGTTTCGTCGCTCTTTGATCAAAGCCGCTGAAGAAGCACAGAGCAACGGCGAGATCACTCGTGGCGAACTCTTTAAGATTCGTATCGCGTCCATCAGTCGCCCTGCTTTAAGACAGATGCAACAGGCTGTCGTCGAGCAGGCTACTCATGAAGGCAAGATCGTCGCGGGAACGCCGATAGGTGCGGTGAACTGGGACAACCTGTTGCAGTTCATTAAAGAACTATTGCCGATCATCCTCGAAATCATCAAGATGTTCTCTTAACATGCGCACACTACTAGCTCTCCTCATACTGACGTCATCGACATTCGCTCAGATTCAGACTTCTGTGTCTAAAGCCAAAGTGTTCGATGGCGTCACTGGGTCGCGACAAGTTGGTCAACTGTTGTTCGTGCAAGCGGATAACGTTCCTAAGCTGCTTGACGCAGCTGTACTTAAAGTGACGACCCCTGCAAAGTTCGTGCGAGTGAAAGCACGTGTTAGAGGCTCATTCGATCCTGCGCCCATACAGAAGATAAGTGAGACAGAGTATGCGCTTATTGGGCAAGGTCGTTACATCGTCGAGATCACTACGTTTGATCCTACGCTTGGCATTGATGATGCTGCTGTTGATGTGGAACTGCAGGACCCTGAGCCAAGCGGCCCTGATGGTGATAAGTTTGATAAGCTTGCAGCTCGTGTTGCGTCTTGGACGAAAGGCCTTACGAAGAACAAAGACTTAGCATCTTGCTATTCTGAGGCATCTAAAAAGCTGCTCGAAGACCCATCAATGACTATAAACATCGCGGCTGATCAAATAGTCGTATGTAGAAACAAAGTGCTGCAGAATGCGAGCCAGGGTTACATAAAGCTCATTGAAGAACTCAACTCCGATCTTAAATCAAGGTGGTCGAACGGGCCGTTCACTAAAGCCGTAATGGCCGAGTACTATAAAGAAGTAGCGCGAGGTCTTAATCATGAATGAACTGCAAGGATGGGGACCTAGAGACGCCACCACTATCGAAGAACGCCTCTTGCACGAGCGTCGAGGCTTTGATCGTCTTTACAGCGATATGCCAGTGTTAGCTGTTAAGAGGTCTGAAGCACCACTTACGAACGTGATGGCTGAACGGTGGGAACAGTTTCAGTCGTCTAAGGGACGGGGCTCAGGTTCGTACGACTTGACGCTCGTGCAGGAGTTCGTATGGGGCAAGAACTTCGACTGGCTTCCACAACTTATCGGAAGCTGTGTCGCTAGCAACACGTTTCGTCCTTGGGTGACACGCGCATCATATCAGATAGGGATGCGTGGTGATGGAAATGAGTTCATTGGTAGGAATGAGTTCTCACAGTTTAACATTTCGTTCTACGCACCCTTCTCATATGGCGAAGCAAGACGCCGAGCTAATATGAAAGGCGCAACAGAGCGGGATGACGGGCTGTACTGCGAAGCGTTTTACAACTCATTGACGAAATGTGGAGTACTGCCGTGCAGCGTTCCTGCACTGTCTACCTTGCTTACACGTCTTAATGTAGCGTCTGACCGCGACTTCCCAGAGCCGCAAAGCGAGAAAGTGTATAGAGCGTTCGGCAACTGGCAGTATCTCGACGAATTGATAAAGTACTGTGACTTTAGGCTCCTCGATACGCAAAGCATTACGACAGTCGACGCACTCTTAGCTGCACATAAAGATTATAAGCCTGCGTCAGTATGCAGCTCCGTCGCGATTCGTAAAATCGGGACGCACAAAGATGGCTTTGATATTCATGCGCGGGATCCTAATAACGTATGGATGCATAACATGAGTTTCCAAGGCTTCTTCTTGTCATCAGACAGCAAGGTGTTCGTGAAACTCTGTAACAAGTCATGGGGTCCTGACCGCGTTTACAACGTGCCTGTCGAGGAAGTAGGTGTGTGGTTCACTCGTAAGCTTCTCACTGTCCAAACGATAGGTGAAATCGATCTTCCTAAATCAGTTCCGTTCACTTAATGGAGAGCGTGGTGGATGTTAGAGCAGGAGCTATCTTCTATGCCAGCGTGTGGCTTATCGGTTTCACGACGGCATTTGTTCGCGTATTGCGGGATGACGCTTATAAATCTTTTGTGCACTGCGTTAGTGTGTCTAGTGCATCTGGATTTTTCTGCTTTGCAATCATTAGCATTCTTGACGGCGATAGTGCTAGTGATGTTAGCAGAAGTTGGTATTGGTTGGGCGTTGCAGCACTTATGGGCTTAGCTGTCAAAGAGCAAGACGCAATAGCTCGAAGCGTCTTGTCCAAAGTCTTAAAGGTTTTTACTGATGACAACACTGGGACCAAAGCCTAAGCGACTCGACCTTTATGTGACACGCGGAATCACATGGACAAAAGCATTACGGATCAAAGATGCGGATGGCAACTTACTTGACTTAACTGGTCACGTGTTTGAAGGAAAGATACGAAAGACACCTACGTCAGTCGTAAGCTACTCGTTCGCTTTTGCTCAGCTCTCGTCACAAGTTGTCACGTGGTCGCTTGACGATTCTGTGTCAGCGACAATGCCTGTTGGTTGCAATGACGCTGATCCTGCTTCGAAATATGTGTATGATGTGATATGGACTCGTCCTGGTAACGATCCTGTTTGCATTATGAAAGGCATCGTCACTCTTAACCCTAAAGTAACATGAGCGACATAATCGATGTTGAGATTCTTGATGGCGCCGACGTGTTACTTGAGCTTTCATCAGGCGTCATCTATGTTGGCGGCGGTGGAGGTGGTGGAAGCGAGTTCATAAGCTATGCTGCCAACCAGTCACTCACGTTGGCACAGCTTCGTACAGCTCGTCGCAATTTGAATGTCGGATCTGCTCCCACATTAACATACGACATCAATGGCCGCGTGTCTTCGATTGCTTATGCTGATGGGTCGTCTAAAACATTCGCGTACAACGGCAACGGCGAACTTGCATCTGTCGTGTTCACCTACGGGTCGCGGGTGTACACTAAGACTATGTCTTATGCAGGCGGTATACTAAGTTCAATATCAGAGAGTGTTACTGGAGTTTAAATGACCCCACAAGAAATCAAAGTCTTGATCGAATCTGATCCGCAAGCTAAAGCACTTGCGGAAGCAGGCAACGATTATGCGTGTGCAATTCGATGCTCAGAGATAAGCCCATTGATTCGTTCAAGTCTGATTCTTACAGAACGTGGGCTGTACAATAAACTTGGGCCAATGGTTGCAGAAA